TCAGCTTTAATTACAGCTTGAATCATACGTTGAACAGCTTCAGGTACAGAACGTCCTAAAGCGTTTGCGGCTTTAGTTGCTATCTCTGTAATACCTCTAACTTGTCCTGTAGAAGCGCCACCAGATAAAGCTAAGTTAGCAGAACGCATAGCTTCTGAAAACTCTAAAGCTCCACCCGTAATTCTCTGCATATCGGAAGCTATTTGATTAAAACTAGTACCTGCTGCTATACTTAATTGCTCTGCAGATTCTTTCATTAAAGTTAAATCAGCAGCTCGTTTTAAAACACCATAAGCGGCTGTCAAAGCAAATACATTAGCAGCCACTGTAGCGTAGACGTGAACAAGCCCGCCCAAACCTTGGGCTTGCTTAGCGAATGCACTTGAAGCATTTTTTGCAGAAACTAAAGCTTTATTAGTTCTATCTACCGCCGATTTACTTTGTTTACCCGTCTTTTCTGTAGCTTTACCAAGTTTTCTAACTTGATTAGTAACGTCAATAACTTGCTTTTTTCCGTTTACAATAACTTCAATAATTACTTTTTTAGACACGTTTTTTTACCTTTTGCTGTTGTTTAACCTTTTCATTGGTTATATCTGAAGATATTTTAATGACAGTAAATATTAAATCTAACATCATCTCTTCATCGTCTAGTTCATATATTTTGAATAAATAAGGTAAGATAGTTAAATCTTTTCCTATATAATATCCACTAGTATAGTCCCAATTATCTGGTAATCTATTAGTAATAACCATAGCGGTTTGAGCTTCATCAGTAAAATCCTCAAATTCTGGAGGAATTTTATCTTCCTCTACGGGGGAACCTGTTACCTTACATATTTCAAGATATTGTTCTCTACGAACACCTAAAGATTCGTTTTCTAAGTATAACTTAATTCTATCGTGTTCTAGCCTTAGGTGTTCTTGTTGAAATTTGAAACGTCTGAAATTACCTCTGTAATCCAAGTACTAAACTCAGAAGAGTTTTCAATAAGGCCTTCTAAGTTATCTGAATTGAAAGGAACTTCAGTTTCATCCGGTACTTCTATTTCTACAACCATTAGTTCTTTAATGTATTCTACAGTTAAACCTTCCCAACCTTTAATAGCACTTTTAGCAAATGTCTTACTAAACAGTTCATCATCAAGACTTTCTGTTAGTTTACGTTTACTGTTAAATGATGTAGTAGTACACTTCTTTAACATCTTTCTTACTTGTGTTTGTGGAATGTAGTTAAGTTTTACTACAAAGCCGTCCATACCTGGATAATCCATGTTTACTTCTTTATTTCCAGGTACTAAATTCTTTAAATTTAAATCCATTTTTACTTCTCCTTAAATATTATACCTTAACTGTATATCATCACTATTACCAAGTACAGACTCTTGAGGCATTATACCGAAACTAATAGAGTTAGTATTAGTAGTAGATGTACTTGTTATAGCTAATTTAGCTGTTGGCATTAAAAATTCTACTCTTGGTGTATTTGAGGCACCGCCTATATACAGAGTAATATCATATAAAGCATTTATCCCACTTAAAGTACTTTCATCATTAATTAGTGTGTGCAGGTCTGCACTGGTGTTTGTTCCTGTTACTAAATAACAGTCTAAGCTAACTTCTACTGTTCTATCTGTTATATAGTGTCCAGTAGGTATAGATATAGTTGCTATAGCATTGCGCTGTTTTAATACTACTTCATTGGTTATTGTAATAGTTCCAGAAGTAATAGCTAATATATAGTTTACTGCGTCTCTAGTAATAGAAATAGTTGATACTTTATTTCTTATAAATGTATCATATTCAGTATAATCTGTGGCAGAACCACTAAGTACACTAGTTTCTACATACTCCATATCTAGAGCAATTATGTCCCAAGTAATAGAAGTTAGATTCTCAATACTAACGTCTATCGTCGCGGAGGCGACCACAGCGTTGCTAACTTTATAGTATGAACCATCATCAAATACTAAATAAATATATAGCTCTGATAATGTATTAGTATTTGTAAAAGTAACTACAAAAGGGTCTGCAGTACTATTAGTTGTACCAGATAAAGAATCTAATAGAAACTTCTCTACTGCTGTTACATTGCTAACATCTATACGGTAAGGTTTCATATACGTTTTAAAAGAAAAAGTAGCGCCTGTATGACCTGAAATATATTGTCTAGAAACTCTATTAGAAGTTTTAGACATCTTGACGTTAGAAGTAGTTTCTATCGTAGGGGTTTTATCTATAGAATACCCAGGTAATATCGGTGCTTTAATAGTATTACTCGTAGTGAAAACACTAGAGCTACTAGTTGATATATACACAAAAGGTTGTGTACTTAATACATGAGCCATAGATAAAAGTCCTATAGTTAGCTCTCGCCGAAGCGAGAGCTAGCATTGTTACGCTGTTGGTGCAATATACTCAATAGTAAGTTCGTCTTTGTTTTCAAGGCTACTTGCGCTTCCCTGTCCAGCAAATCCAATCTCAGTTGCAATTACATCTTCAACGTTAATAGTAGGTACTACTAGTTGTGTTGTACCTAAAGTTAAATCAACACGTGTTGTTGCAGATACTCCACCTACAGATATTACCATAGAATAACTGTTATCAACAGAGTTAATATCATTAAGAATATCTTTTAATAAAGCAGCTGTGCCGTAGCCTCCAGTATTAAGATAAGCATTAACAGTACCTGTAATCTGTCTAGCACCAGCAAAACCTGGTAAGGGTTGATTAACTACAGCTAACTCTTCAGGAGTTAAGAAACTCATGTTATTTTCAACAGTTAAACTTCCACCAGTTAAAGCTAATGTATATACTTGTCCAACGTGTGATGCACGAGGTACAAGATCATATGTACTTGTAGCGTCAGGAGCAACAGTAAACGCTAAATCTACTGTAAGAGTATCTGCATCATTTGATTCTACTAGTCTTACTTCGCCAACAGGTGTTCCTGTTCCGCCAGTAATAACTACATAGTAACCAATCCATTCATCTATAGTCCATGCAGGGGCTGCTACAGGTACATCTACTGTAGTAGTTGTAGATGTAGCTTCTGCTGTTCCACTCTCTGTAAGAGTGTAAGTACTGTTATTATCTTGTAAAGTAATAGTACTTAACTTATTACGTAAGAAACTAGCAGATGTAGTTGTAGGAACTCCTGTATAATCAGTACCTGCAGTCCAAGCCGCTATAGTAGTATGATCTGCGGAAGTTAATTCAGTAACTGCTGTACCCATACCAGTCCAAGAAAGTTGTGCAATACCCTCAATATCAAAAGAAATTTCAACACTAGATAAGTTAATTTCATCTACTCTGTAAGTAGTATTTTCTAAATGGAACCAAATATATACTTTAGCTAATTCGTTAGCATCTGATTCTTCAAAATCAATAAGCATTGTACCGTCTGATTGAGCTACAGCGTTACCTGTAGAGCCATTAAAAGTTGTTGCATCTGATCCAGCTAAAGAAGCCCAAAGTATTTTCTCTGGTGCATCTGTTAGAGAATTAGTAGCATCATCATAAGATCTAATATAAGTAACAAAACTTACTTCTGCAGGGTCTAGAGCTACATTGTATTTCTTAGAACCACGAATAGGAGTTGTACCTGCCTCGTTAATTGTTATATCTTGGTCAGAAGTTGCTTGAGAGAATGAATATCCATCAAGTACCTTTACTTCCCAAGTGTTTGTGTCAGAACAAGAACCTAAAGTTCCCTGATTACTGACGTATACTTTTGTGTTGCGCGTTAAATTACGTGCCATATTTTATATCTCCAATAGTAGGTAGGCATACTAAACATAGGTAATTACCTTGTTAAAATATTTCATACCTTACTTGAATTAGGAACTCACCAACACCTTGGGGTAGTAGCAATCCCTCATCTGTATAAATCTTAGTAATGCGTATCTCAGTAGTAGACTTTCCAGTCTCATACTCTAACTCATTATTAGCATCTATAACCATTTCTAAATCCCCAAGAATGTCCTCTAATTGTGCTTGTGCATCGTCGCCTTCAACATAGATACGGGTATTAACATTTAAAAACCCCCATTTAAAGTCTCCAGGCAAATAATCTCTAGTCTCAACTCCAGCAGTTACACATAGAGTAGGATAGTCTGTTACTTCGTCCCAAAAAATTAATTTTGGTGATACATTATTCCATAATTTAGAGTTATAAGGTGCAACTCCGTTTATACCTTTAAATTTTGTTACTAAGGCCGCTACTATTGATGTTCTAGCCGTCATCTGTATATCCTTCTAAATGTGTATGTATCATAAAAGTACGTGCTACATGTTTAAGAGCAATATCTCGTATAGCATTGCCTATAATAGGTCTTGGATCACGAGCTGTTGGAGGATTTAATCTACCTCCAGGTAAGAACGTATCATAACGTATTCTATCATAAGTAAAACCAATATATACATCTTTATTTACTTGACGTATACTAGTTACTGAAGCCGACCTAGCGAAGTTTCCTGTCTGATATCTTAATAAAGTAGCTGGATCAGAAGATTCGCCCATATTATCTTGTACAGCATCGTGTAACAATGCATTAATTAAAAACTGTAATTGAGTAGCGCTTGTAAATACTCCAGTTTCTGTCTGTATAGGTGTAACTCTAGTTACTTTACCTACTTTACGTTTTCCTTTTTTACTTTCGGTCTTTTTAAAAATCTTTGTTTTACTTTTTAAATCTACTGCAGCAAACATAACCGCTTCTATATCTCTATGTATACGATCTCTATCTGCAAACTCTTTTACTGATTTATTTACAGCATTTTCTAAAGCTCTATCAAATTTTGCGTCATATCTAGTTCCACCAGAAACGTCCACAGTTACTTTTGTAAATACATCAAATATTTTATCAGATATTTTACTTGAAATAGTTGCTCGCATATCTGGAGAAGTATATTGAGCCAATCTATTAGCTTCTTTTAGTACTGTATTAACTAAAGCATCTTGAGCAGCTGAGGTTTCTGTAAAAGAAGCAGATATGCCGCCCTCCCCACCTACAGCTCCTACACTCTTTAATGCAGAGTATAATTCAGCCCTAGTATTATATACCACATAACTACCTTTAAAGTCACGATCAGAGCGCGCTTGAAGCGAAGCCTTCGCTTGCGCCGGATTGGGTATGCCCATATCCTTTAAAGTTTTTACACGTATATCTAATACAAACTTAGGCTTAGCCAATTTCTTAGCTAATACCCTAAATTGGGGCTCTAGTCTTTTTAGTATAGCATCTAATCTTTTTGACATTTAGATAATCCTGTGCATATCCAATACACGTTTAATATGGTGCGGTAAAGGTGCGCCTTTCTGTACTATTAAACCACTATTATCTTCCTGAGCGCCTGCAAGAGTTCTTCTAGTAACATAGTCTTCACTCTTATAGTACTCAACTAAATCCATAGCTGCTATCTTTACATCTTTAGGTGTATCTATATATCCACCTCTATAAGTAACTTTAAGAGACTTAAAGGCATTACTAGTAGCTATAAAATTATTTGAAGTTAACAAAGATTTAACTAAATCATTTTGTAGATCTACTACATAGTCAGTATACTCTACTAAAGTAGTATATGTTTCACCGTTATCCTCTGAAACAGATAAGTCTGTAACAGCTACTAACGGAATTTCAGCTAAAAATTCTGTATCGTAAATAGTACCATCAAAGTACTCTATTTTTTCACTACCAGATTCGTAATAGTCTACAAACGTTCTGTTACAGTAAGTTTTTATAAAAGCACTAACTTGACCTATAATAGAACTTATTTTTTCATCATCATTGTCGCTAGTAATCTTTTTGTAAGTCTTGAATTCATCGACTGTTATTAAGTTTTTTATTGCCATTATAAAATATCACTATATAAATAATAGCCTCCGAAGAGGCTATTAATAAGTAACTCAGCTTAAGATGCTGCGTTAACTAATGTTGATACAGTTGCGTTATCTGGGAACATTTCTAAGAAACCAAATCTACGAGTCATAACTAATAGATTTGTTTGGTTCTCTACGCTACGTTCACGTTCAACAACAAGATTTTTATATGTACCCATTAAGTAGTTACTTAAGTTTATACATACACCTTTAACACTATCGATAGCTTCTGTTGGGAACTCATTAGAAACGATTACAGGAGTACCTGCAAGAGAACCAAGTTGTCCTTTAAGAATTGTAGCCTTCTCACCAACTAAATCCATTGTACGGAAGTCTGCATCTTCTAATAGATCAAAGTATACTTCATGGTTTATAACATAAATCAAATCAGCAGGATTATGCCCAAAACGACCTAACTTACGGCGTAAAGATTGCATTTCAGCTACAGTTACAGGATTAGCCCCTCTAGTAGCAAAAGTACCTGACTGTACTTGAGTACGTGAATCATCAGTACCAATTGTTGCAATACCGTTGAAAGGATAATTACCTTCACCAGCCGCAGCAGCTTGTCCGCTATCACCGATTAGCAATGCTTTATCTGAAGAACGAGCCATACGACGTATAGACGCTTCACGGATAATAGGTAATAGAGGGATGATTGAATCATCTTCTTCTTCATAACCTAGTAACTCTTTAGTAGCTAATTTATAAGCTGTAAGAGTTGTATCTGTTAGTGTGTGCAATCTTGTAGTACCTGAAGATGTTGATGCATTAAATTGCGCTGTAGTAACCCAAGTACCGTAGTTAGCTTCAGGATTTAATGGAATCTGCATCTTAACAGTATTCATATTAATTGTTTGGAATAAAGGTTCAACTACTAAACGTTCACGAACATCATCGTATACGCGTAAATTAAACTCTTGTTCCCAGTCGCTGCTATTACCAGAATAGTGCTCTGTGCCAGACTTTTCGATAATAGCTTTACCTAGTTTAGTTTCGCTAAAATCTTTTTTAAGGATCTTAGATAAAAGCATAGCGTCATCTACGTCTTTGTCTTTAACTATTACCTTAGGATCTTTATCTTTATAAGACATCTTGTTTTTAAGCATAGCTGAAATTTCGGTTGATTTCTCTGCAATAGCTTCTTCAAGACCTTTAATAGTCTCACCGAAAGTTTCCTGTTCAGTTTCGAAGCGCTTTTCAATTTCAGCAACTAACTTCTCAGTTTGAGCATTAGTTTCTTCTACTACACTAGTAGTAGCTGCTTTAACAGCATCAGCAATCTCTGCTGCACGTGCTGCTTTTTCGTCGTTTTCTTTTTGAATATCAGCACGGATTTGAGCTTCTAGTGCTGCTTTTTCTTCTTTAGTCATAGTTTCTTTCCTATTTATATCTTCCTCTTTGGAAGGTTTATTGGTCTTAGTAGAATCAGCAATTACTTCTTCTTCTTTACCAAGTTCTTGTTTAAATTTTTCAAAATCTTTATCAGATTCAAACCCTTTTCTCAAAGAGAAAGTTGAGTCTGCGTTTGCTGGAACACTTACTACAGAAATTTCATATAGTTCCACATTCTTTATTATAAATACATCAGTATCTTTATCATAATCGTAATCTTTTACTCTAAACCCAACAGAAAATGTTCTAAGAACTTCTTCTTTGATTAAATCGTAAAATTTTCCTGCAGCTTTACTAACAGAACCTACAATATGTAGTCCACCGGAATCTACACTAATCTCTGTAGCTTTTCCAATGGGATTATCGTAGTTATGATTAGCTAAAAGTATTGGGTTCTTTTTGTAGTTATCTACTCCACCCTGCTTCCACGCATCCTCAATAATAATATCACCAGTTCGGTCTACTGTAGTAGTGTTTGCATATCCTTCGATAATTAAATCTTCAGAATCATCCGCTGCTTTTATTTTGAAATTAGATACTAGCTTAAACAGTTGTTCAGCCATATTTTCTATTCCTCATCATTTTTAGGTTTACCTCCCACGGAAGGGTCAACATTACTACCAGCAATATTAGCTGGCAATATTAAGCTATCTGCTATTGGATCATCACTTTTCTCTAATCTTAGTATTTCTCTAGCCTCATTCCTCGTCATAACTCCTGCATTAACTAATGAAGTTAAATAAGTAGATAAGTCGTTTAATTCAGGTCTTAAAGCTAAAATATCTTGAGTAACTGGTTTAAGGTCGAAACCAAAAAACAACTCAAAAGCAGATACAAACTTATTAACTAAAGGTAAAACAGACATAATATAAAATAATTTTAAATTTGGTGTTATATTCGCGTTATTACCTGAAACTAATAAGACTGGTGGAACGCCTAAAGCTTCAAGAATTTTAGTTTCTTGCGTCTTTATGCTTTCCGCAAAGTCTAACTCTTTAAAATTGTACTTTGCTAAATCTTCTATTTCATAATCCCCATCTAGTATCATTGGCTTTCGTCCACCACTAGAAGGATTATAATCTCTCATCCATTGTAAAATCTTTTTATTTTTAATCTTCTCTGAGAGCATATTAGGTGTTTTTAATACTACGCCCAATATTGTATTATTCTTGAAAAAGTTTTCTTGATACTTATTCATTTTTGTTAGTATTGATATACTAGATACAGCAGACTCTAATCTAGAGGCACCCCTATATATTGAACTTGCTGCATTTTCACGTATATGTATTATCTCATCTGAACTAAAAGTTTCTTCGTCATATTTATATGAATTTATAAAGGTTTTTTTGTCCGTGATTATTTCCACATGGAGCGAAGGTAAATTATATAACCAAGCCCCGTCAAAATAGATAAAAGCATTTCCTTCTAATACCAAATCAATATATACATTACGTTTAAAATCTTCTGCAGACTGATATTCATTAGGTCTAAAATTAAGTAGGTTATTTAACTTCTCTTTTCTCATATATCTAGACTTATCTGTCTTAAATATAGCTTCACCAATATCAATCTTAAATTCAGAGGCACCATCTGTTAATAGATTAGTACCTCTATTTACTACTTCTAATGCTTTATATGCTGCTACATGTGAGCGAGTATTTATTGAGGTATAGTCTGTATCCCCTCGCTGATCTTCAGCGATTTCTTCCTGAGCGGGATTAAGCTTCTCTTCACGTTTCTCTATCTGTAGCTCTAAGATATTTATCTCTTCGGCTAATTCCGCGTCAGAAATACCCTCGTCATCCTTATTACCAAACCATAACATTATTAATTATCCCCTATTATGCAGAAGCAGTATAAGTTACACCACCAACTAATTCAACAGGTCTCCAATAAGTACCTGTAAAGATATATCTAGCGAATTCGCCAGCTGCTTGAGCTTCTACATATACTTTAGCTGCGGTATCAAAGAAGTTACCTAAGATTCTAGGCGTATCTGAAGCACCTATAGCACTTACTACAAAAGTTACCTCTTGGCCCGCTATTCCGTCAGCAAGTGTATAGTACTCTACGTTTTGAGCACTGGCTGTTGTATCTATATCTGTAGCTTTATGTTGTAAAGAGATTGGAGGAGGAGCGACACCTAAAGAAGCTGTCACAGGTTGTGTAAAGGTTTCATCACCTGCACTACCGGCTAAAGTAACTGAGTTACCAAAAGTTCCTGGATAGAAGGTTAATGTTAATGTAGCTGTAGTAAAATCTACTCCAGTGGCGTCTACAGGATGCATATATCCATCTGCTCCAGTTGTTTCAGTTTCTGCTAAGATTTGTGCTGCTAGTGATGCGCCTGCTGTGGCTAAGTTAGTAATAGATTGATATAGGTGCGGGTCTGCTTCAGTACCTGCTGAAGTTCCTGCGGCTTCTGATGCTCCTGCTTGAGCTTCGAACCAATAACCGCCTATAGTTACAGTTTCTCCTGCTGTTGGTATGTCTGCAAATAAGATATCACCTACTGCTGATGCTCCACCTACGCTAGAGATCTTGTGGACTCCTTCAATTAGGTTATATAAAGTTGTTCTTGATTTAGTTTTTTGTGCATTTAATAGTCTTGCTGTACCCATGAGTTATTTCCTCTCATTATTATACTTGTTGCTGTATAATTTATTTATTGCTTAGTTTAATCTTTTGTTTTTCTACCCATCTTTTTTGCTTTTCGCTAGTCGCTAATGCCGGAACCTTACCATAAACCTTATGTAACCGCTCCCGGTGGTGTAGTCTGCAGAGTGTTATAGTATCCTCATATATTTCAGTATGATGATCGTCTCTAAAATCTTCTCTGTGCATTAATATGTCTTCTACGTTTCTTATTATTATTTTATTTTTTCTCTTCCAAGCATTCCATAAATGCGTCATACTTGAAAAGTGGTGGAAGTCTAATTCCTCAGTTGCACCACATATATAACACTCGGATTCTTTTTTATAAGCTGATTTACTTATATCCCTAATATATTTTACTTCGTCCCTCTTCAAATCGCTCATATAATAATTGCTCCTACTGTAAACCCTGCTTTCTCTGTAGACCACTTACCTCCAGGTAATGTAACTCTACCTTGCATATACCATATTCCAGCCTCATCTAAGTCAGCTTCTATAGATGTATACTGTATTAAACCATCTGAACCGTCTCCAGTAAAAACAGCAGTCTTTGTTAAGACTGTACCAGATGGTTTTTTAAACAACATTTGAAGTACAGTAGCTGAGCTTATGTTTAATGCAACATCGTCTTCAGTTACAGTAATTTCAAAAACTGTACCTATATCGCCTACATGAACTTCTTGTGTCATAACTCTAAACTCTCCTGTATTGTTCTAAAAATATTGTTTTTTATACTTGCTTGTTTTGTATTAATAGATAGACTAAAAGGTATAACATCTTTAATTACTGCTGAGTCACTGGCATCTGAAATATCTAGAGCCTCTGTTATATTTATAGTACCAGATACTGTTATAATTCCTGTTGCAGTAGATTCATCTTCTGCTTCAGTTATACTTATAGTACCTTCTATATCTAAGGAAGATACTGTACCATTAGCTGTAACTGTATCGTTTTCTTCAGTTTCTGAAGCAGTACCTATTACAGTTATAGTACCTGAGATACTGCTAGTATCTGTATCTTCTGTTCTAGTTATAGTACCTGTTACAGTAACTATACCTGTAGCATTTGGAGTATCTAAGCTTTCTGTCTCAGCTAAACTACCTAATACAGATATAATACCTGCAGCTGCAGCAATATCAGCATCTTCTATTTCAGCTATACTACCTGCAATTACATCACCAACTACACCA